GGGTTGAACATAACAGCAGTCGAGCCGATGTTCAATATTCTGAAAAATATGGCAAGTCTACAGAAAGAATTTGCTGAATTAAATAGCAAAACAATACAAATTATAAAAAATAATGATTCTCAGCAAATATACGATTTATGTGGTGGAAAAATAAGAGTTGTGTCCGGCTCAGCAGTTAAAAATGTACGTGGGACAGATTATATATGTCTAGTGGACAAAGATGAACTGAATGAAATTTTTGGTCAGTCATACAGTATAACCCGTCTCAGCATAGCTACATGTAACGGTGACAATGAAGCTACGAATACACGCTTTTTAGGGGCAGAAATCTGGCAAGGCCATATCTATCAGTATTTTGCTCAAAAGTTAAGCTGTAGTGTACGTATTAATTACAGAATAGTTTACACATATCCATAAGCATTTTAGTCAGAAACAGCGATAGGCAAACTATTTCCATGTTCCAAAGCAACGCCAAAAAATCGTAATTGTTTCGCTTGCAGATTTGTTTGAAGAATATATCCATGCTTGAAATAATTCTGTACCAAGCCCATTTTGTGGAATTGAAATCCAAGGAGCACATGATCCGGCTGCTGTTGCTATAACTGAAACCCAGGTTTTGGATTCCATTGGGAGGGGAACATTAACTCTTCCACCACAATAATAATTCCAATTATCTGGAGTTTGCATATTTATATTCTCAAAACGCTTACTTCCCCACATTTCAAGTGTGCCATCAGCGTATTTGCGATAATATCCATTATCATTATGACCAGATTTAATTATGCTATTGCTATTTTATTAAGTACTCCTCGGAAAGGAGTAACAATTGAAGATTATTTTCAATGACGCAACGGAGCTGGTTGTCCAGTCGGCATCAATCCGTGTAGATGGAAGTCTCCTGATCAAGACTATATCGGCAACGGAAGAGGAACTTCGAACCATGTTCCAGGATAAGTTCAAGACTCAAAAGATGACCGTGACAGAACGGGAGTCCACAGTCGCAACTTATGAGAATTACACCAATCTCAACGCTCTTGTGAAGTACATTGGCGGAATTCTAGGAGTAGTGATATATCGGGAAAAAGAATCACCAATGGATCGTATTGATGCACTGGAAGAGCATGTGGATAATCTTACAGAAGCCAACAAAAGCCGTGAGGCTGAAACGGCAGAGCTTATCGCTACCGTGGATAGTATCCTCACAGACGTGCTGCCGGCACTGCTCGGTGATGGCACAGAAGAAACTCAGTAAGAAAGGAAAAAGAAAGGATGAATGATATGACTACATTTATTGCAAGAATGATCATGAGGGAGGCAGACAAAAGCACAGCAGCAGGACAGAAGAAATACCGTGCATATTTCGTTCGGACGAGCCTCTACAAAAACTGGAAAGACGATGTTGACACTATTTTAAAAACCGACGGTTACGATGAGATTATCGTAGAAGACTGAGGAGGAGTAAAATGGTTAGATTACTTGATATTAAGCGCACATACAGTGATGGTGGTATGCGTCTGTTACTATTGGCGGACAGGAAAGAGGACACGCTCCCGACACTGCTCTCGGACATAGACGGATTAAGCGGTGCTGGGGGGTTACTCCGGGCAGTATAGTAATCACTCCTGCATTTGATGCATGCATTATGGCCAATGATGGCACATGGGGGCCGTGGTTATGATGGATAGCTTATTATTATATAAAATCCTCAAGAACAGAACCGGGGCAGAGATATCTGCCTCCGGGAACCCAGCAATCATGTCAGATACATTAAAGAATAATCCGATGAATGAAATGAAAGTGTATGGCTGGAGTAAGCAGGAGACGACGACCGGGGCACAGTTATTTCCGACCATAACTCCAAGTATAGAAGAGAAAAACGGTATAACTGTAGAACACATGGAGCATGGAAAAATACACATCAGCGGGACAGCGGAAAAGACGGTGGATTTTATAGCACCGACATTTGAGCTTTTGGCTGGAACATACACGCTTTCGATGGGAGTTAATATTGATAATACTCTTATGAGATGCACATTGAGTACGACAGAAGGATTACCATATTTCGATATACTTAATAATGAGGCAAGCAAGGCAGAAACAATAAAAGATAATATGATACTATATCTTTTGTTACGTGTATACGGTGAAAAAACTATAGATATAACGATTCAGCCTACGCTTAACACGGGCACATCTCCGCTCCCGTGGGAACCTTACACTGGCGGACAACCAAGCCCATCGCCAGATTATCCACAGCAGATTGTAAGCGCTGGTAGTGATGGGAAGATTGGCGTAGAAGTGCGAGGGAAGAACCTGTTTGATTTTTCTAGTCTTGTATCAGACGGCGTAAATGCGATGGACTATGATAAGCAGACGATTACGGTTCCGGCCAAAACGAATAACACAGGCTACAATCAGACGCTTCATGATTTGTGTCCTGGAATTACTCATGGAACGTATGCTTTTTCTGCAAAGAGGTCAAATCCGGAAAGTGGTAACGGTAGTTATTTTTTAGAGGCTGGATTGGATTTCCCATTTAACGTGCCTACTGAATTAACGGACGCGCTTCTGGATAATCACATAGCCTGGTACAATAATCCGGATTCAGAGGTTGAGAATGTAATATCAGAGATTCAGATTGAAAAGGGCAATGCAGTAACTTCTTACGAACCTTACCACACACCACAATCCCTCTCCATCAGCACCCCAACCGGACTCCCAGCTATTTCAGTGGACTCAGACGGTAACTACACCGATGTCAATGGTCAGCAGTGGATATCTGATTATGTGGATTTGAAGCGTGGGAAGTATGTACAGAATGTAGGAACTATGGATTTGAATGATATGCAATGGAGAAAAGACGACAATTATATCTCTTCTTCAACTGTATTGCAGAACTTCAAAGGCGAGGCAAACAGAGTAATTTCATCATTTGTGCGTTTTGCATATAACTATGGCGGTGACTGCTTTTTCTTGGACAATAATGGTGTAGTGTATTTTGGGACAGAGTTTTCCAAGAGATTTTCGACACTGGAATTATTCCAAGTGTACTTACAGGAACACGACAGTGTAATACTCTATCAACTTGCAGAACCAATCGAGCGCGACCTCACACCAGAAGAAATCCAGGCATACAAGAATCTTGTAACATACGTCGGAACAACCATCGTGGAGAATGATGCAGAATGCTACATGGAAGTCTCTGCCGGTGGTGGAGACAACCTTAGAGCAAAGAAGCTGGCGTTGATACTGGGAGAGTAGAGGCGATTATATGGAAATACGTGCGAGACCGAAAGGTCTTATTTTTTATACCTAAAAATAAGGAAAGGACGCACATGATTAAGTTTTTATCAGAAAATTGGGCATTATTATCGTTCGTTGTGTCAGCTATCGCATACATATATTATCAGGTGATTGCTATGCGTAAAGGAATACGCGCTTTGCTTAGAGCGGATTTAATACGCCTCTATAATAAGTATCACGACGATTACGGATATTGCCCTTTGTATGTTAAACAATCACTGGAAGACGAATATAAACAATATCACACATTAAAGGGGAATGGTGTAGGCACGCAAATATATCATGCGCTTATGGAGCTGCCTACAGAGCCACCCCATGAAGGAGAGGATTAATGATGTTTAAAAATTGTGTATTTAAAGTATCGGTAGATACAAAGAAGTGGATCAAAAAAGCTGGAATCAGAGCAGTGAAGACGGTAGCGCAGACATTCATTGCTACGATTGGAACAGCATCCTACTTAGGAGCTGTCGATTGGAAGCTGGTTGTGTCAGCATCCGTATTAGCAGGTGTGCTTTCGGTGGCAACATCTGTAGCAGGATTACCAGAGGTTGAGGGCGAGTAA